GCTCCCTTTGCTGATGTAGTTCAACTGGTAGAACAGGGCTCCCGTAAAGCTCAGGTTCGCAGTTCAAGTCTGCGCATCAGCTCCATGTGCCGTTTTAAGCAAATTGTGTTTGGGTCAGAGAGAGGCTTTGGGTGCGCACCTTGTGAAGCCTTTCGTAAACAAATGTGCGGTAGGGCTTACCTCAAGCCCGTTACGCTGGTATAGCTCAGTTGGTAGAGCATCGGTTTTGTACTCCGAGTGCCGCAGGTTCGAGCCCTGTTACCAGCTCCAGGCGGCAGGTGTGAGCCGCCTTACAGAAACTCCTTTCTGCCATCTGTTTGTGCATGGCGCTAAGCATTTGTGAGCCGATGCTTACGGTGAGGGTGGTTCGAATCCGCCAGGGCGATGCACGCTAAACAGGGAGAAACCGTAGCTTTTCATATTTTTGTTGAAAGGAAGTGTTGGGTTTGACGAGAAGCTATTTCTTGGACTATGTTACCGACTGGTACGAGCTGATTGATTTGTGCCGGGACTACGACTGCGATATCTGCGAGGACATCATCGACGATGACCAACTGGATGACTATGTGCTGGAAGACATCAACAATTCTGAGCGTTCTTGGCGAGACATCCGTGATTTTCTGAGCGACATCCCGACCGGGTACGAATACTATCGCTGTGACGGCACCTTCGATTACGTCGGCCTGGACGAAAGTGACTTTGAGGACTATAAGTCCAGAGTTCTCGATTGGATGGACGAGGACAGTTTGTGGGATGCAGAGGAGGAAGATGAAGACGAGGGCGACTTCGACCCCAATGAAGTTGACTTCTTCTCTCCCGGCCCCGAGTCTGAACCCGAAGAGCCTCCGGTTGAGGAAGAAGACTTTTCTGTATCCGAGCTGATGTGTATGTGCAGCGCCGAACTGGTCACCATCTGTCAGGTCACAGAGCAGCAAAAGGTGGAGTTCGACAGAGCCGTATCGTCTACCCTCCTCTTCTGATTTTCGGTCATCAGCGGCATCGCCGCTTTTGATAGTTGACCGCCTTGAATATTGGCCACACATACATAACAACCGGCTTGGTGACTAAGTGTGTGGCATCTTTTCGCCAATGGCAGAAGAATCGTTTTGAGTTCTTCGCTTTTTACCTCGCAATCCGACCTAATTAAATAATTTTCGTGGAAAATTATTTAATTAGGCGGATTACTTCACTAAAAAGCGTCGCTCTGTGTATACGCCTTTCGCCCTCGCTCTCCGTAACGCTTCGGGCGACGGCGTACAGAGGGTGGTCAACTTCGGCGGGATGAGCAGTCTGCTCATCCCGCTATCTTTATATCTACACGCACACATCAATATGAATGGAGGAAAGTCTATGCGCTTACTGATTGTTGTCGATATGCAGAAGGACTTTGTGGACGGCACTCTTGGAACCGCCGAAGCCCAGGCCATCGTGCCTGCGGTCTGTGAGAAAATCCAGAAGTTCGACGGCGCAATCATCGTGACCCAGGACACCCATCAGGCCAACTACCTGGGCACCCAGGAGGGCAGCATTCTCCCAGTCACGCACTGCGTTCAGAACACTCCGGGTTGGGAGCTGGACGCCAAGGTCTATGCCGCCGTCAAGAGCCGTGGCGATGCCGCCATCCGCTCCGTGATGAAACCTACATTTGGTTCTGTGGAGCTGGGCGAATATCTGGTCGATAAGGGCCACGATGCGGATATCGAAGAGATTGTTCTGGTCGGCCTGTGTACCGACATCTGCGTCATCTCCAACGCCCTGCTCATCAAGGCGTTTCTGCCGGAAGTCAAGGTAACGGTGGACGCCGCCTGCTGCGCCGGTGTAACCCCGGAGAGCCACAAAAACGCTCTGCGGGCTATGCGGATGTGCCAGGTGAACATCGAGAACTGGGAGGGCTGACAAGATGATTCTTGTAAACGGACAGAAGATTGAGTTTACCCGGTTCCCGGATGGAACAACGTCTTTCCGCTTTGACCCCGAGTCCCAGAACTGGTTCGACGAGAGTACCGCCATTGTGTGGATGTACGACGGTGACCATGAGTGTATCCTGCTGTGGCACCTTGTGCATCACATCCGTTCCGTGGTGGGACAGGATGCTTTCGTCCAGCTCGTCATGCCGTACATTCCCAACGCCAGAATGGACAGAGCGAAGAAGGCTGACGAGGTGTTCACCCTCAAGTGGTTTGCTGACTTCATCAATGCGCTCCACTTCTGTCGGGTTACGGTGTTCGACCCGCATTCCAATGTTGCAACAGCCCTCATTAACAACGTGTATGTCGCTCAGCCCACTTGGTATATCGGCAGAGCGATTTCCGCCATTGGTGTGGAGAATCTCTTGCTTTGCTACCCGGACGAAGGCGCCGCCAAAAGGTACTCCGAGCTTATGCCCGCCGAGTATATCTTCGGCATCAAGCACAGGGATTGGCGCACGGGCAAGATTGAGCGGTTGGAACTGACCTCCACAGAAAAGGTGGAGGGGCGTCACGTCCTCATTGTGGACGATATCTGCTCCCGTGGCGGCACGTTCACCCATACGGCAAGGGCTTTGAAGGAGGCCGGAGCCAAAGACATCTATCTGTATGTGTCCCACTGCGAAAACGCCATCTTCGATGGGCTGGTGCTGACTGATGGCCTGATTCGCCACGTTTTCACCACCGACAGCATCTACCGTGGCGAGCATGAGAACATTACCGTAATCAAAAGGAGGGAGTAATACCAATCCTGGTAAACCAGGTTCGTGTGAGATTGATAAGCATACGGTAAAGCTGCCTGTTACAGCGTGAAAGCCAGCGGCGAGTAGCTTGGGAGGATTAGGCAGTTGACCTCAGCCAGATATGGTTGTGGTCGGTATGAAATACATAGCAAGCATAAGTTTCGGCAAGGACTCGTTGGCGATGCTGCTGCGCCTTTTGGAAGAGAATCTGCCACTTGATATGGCGGTTTTCTATAACACAGGCATGGAGTTTGACGCCATCTACCGCATCAGGGACGAGGTAAAACCGCTGTTAGCTCAGCATGGAGTGGAGTTCGTGGAATTGCAGCCAGCAGAACCATTCCTCTACTCCATGCTCGAACGTAAAGTTGTCAGCAAACAGAAGGGCGAGCACCTCGGATATGGATGGTGCGGCGGATTGTGCAGATGGGGCACCGCAGAGAAAACAAGGGCAATCAAGAGGTTCAAACAGTCTCTTGGTGTCGAAACTATCGACTATGTTGGCATAGCAGCCGATGAGACACAGCGATTTGACAAGGAATGGTCGGAGGCCAGACGACTGCCGCTGGTGGATTGGGGCATGACGGAGGCAGATTGCCTGCAATACTGTTATGCCCATGGATTTCGCTGGATGGAAGAATCTCTAAAGGCGGACGGCGGACAAATTGACCTGTATGAAATCCTCGATAGGGTCTCGTGCTGGTGCTGTACAAACAAAAACTTAAAGGAACTCCGCAATATCTACATCTATCTGCCCCAATATTGGGAGAAACTCAAAAAGTTGCAGATGAAAATCGACAGGCCGTACAAGGGATTCTATAAAGGAGAACCTCGCGGCGTGTTTGAACTGGAGTTGCGATTCTTAGATGAATTAGGAGGTGGAGGTCATGTCTGCAAGTTTTGATGCAAGCAAGATGTACACATATCTGAAAGGATATGCGATGGGTTTGGGGTGGAACGATACGCTTGCGGCGTTATCTTTCGCCCGAGTTGCCCATAAAGACCAGCGCCGCAAAAGCGGCGAGCCGTATATCGTCCATCCGTTGACTGTTGCCAGTCACGCTGCTGCTCTTGGTGTTAAAGAGGATGCGGTTATCGCGGCTGCAATTCTTCACGATGTCGTAGAGGACTGTGGGATTGGCATTGAAAGTCTTCCGGTTTCTGATAGCACAAAGGATGCCGTCCGCAGGCTAACTCATGTCAAAGGGGAGCCGCTCGGGCCTTACTACCGCGAGGTTGGAGAAAGCAGAGTAGCTTCCATTGTCAAACTGCTTGACCGATGTGACAATGTATCCACAATGGCTGGAGTATTCTCTGTTGAGAAGATTAACCAGTATATTGAGGAAACCAGAGAATATGTTCTTCCTTTGCTTCGGAGGGCAAAAGACCAGTGGCCATCCGATTCCAACGCATTGTTTGTACTGAAGTACCATATCGTATCGGTCATTGATGGGCTGGAGGTCTGTCTGCGCATTAAGGGTGGAGGCGACGCGAATGCTTGAACTGCAAGGGAAATATGCGACCGCCAAGGTGTTCACCGACGTGGTTGACGAAGCCTCAATTTCGCAGGTCATCAGCCTGCTAAACCAGCCGTATGCCGAAGGAGAGCGGGTTCGGATGATGCCCGACATCCACGCCGGTGCGGGATGCACCATTGGAACAACGATGACCATCAGGGACAAGATTTGTCCGAACCTCGTCGGCGTTGATATCGGCTGTGGTATGGAGACCATCCGTATCAAAGAGTCCCACATCGAGCCTGAACGGCTGGACAAGGTTATCAGGGAGGGTATCCCCTCCGGTTTCAACATCCGCACAAAGGCTCACAGGTTCTCCAAGAGCATTGACCTTTCGGGGCTCTGCTGTGCCAAAAAGGTGAACATAGACCGGGCATACAACAGCATCGGCACTTTGGGCGGCGGCAACCACTTTATCGAGGCCAACAGGGATGACGAAGGCAGCATTTACATTGTTGTCCACTCCGGCAGCCGCCACCTCGGGCTGGAGATTGCGAACTACTACCAGGAAGCGGCTTACAACGCCCTGACTTCTTATAGCAAGGAAGAAATCGACAGCGTGATTGAAACACTGAAGGCTTCTGGCCGTGCAAATGAGATTCAGGGCGCTTTGAAGCGGCTGAAATCCAAGCGGTCTCCGGTGCCAAAGCATCTGGCGTATGTGGAGGGTGCGCTTTTTGACCAGTATCTCCACGACATGAGGATTGCCCAGCGGTTTGCCGAGCTGAACCGGCAGGCCATGATGGACACCATCGTCAAAGGCATGGGTTTCCATGTCGAGGAGCAGTTCACCACCATCCATAACTACATTGACATCGACAACATGATTCTTCGGAAGGGCTCTGTCTCCGCTCAGGCCGGAGAGCGCCTGCTTATTCCCATCAATATGAGGGATGGCAGCCTGCTTTGCACCGGCAAAGGCAACGAGGACTGGAACTTCTCCGCTCCCCACGGTGCTGGCCGTCTGATGAGCCGCAGCGCTGCCAAAGAGACCTTCACAGTTTCCGAGTTCAAGAAGGAGATGGAAGGTATCTACACCACATCCGTTGGCCGCAGCACCCTGGACGAGTGTCCCATGGCCTACAAGGGCATGGAGGACATCGTGGGGAACATTGAGCCCACTGTGAATGTGGATGCGGTTATCAAGCCCATCTACAACTTCAAGGCAGGTGACGGCGAATGAGGTGGCTCATCAATTATATCCGTTCACTTTTCTGTAAACACGAGTGGGAGTTCATCAAAAGTGTTGAATACTACGAGAATCCCAGCGACAGGATGCCGGTAAGACACACTCTTATATATCGGTGTAAAAAGTGCGGATATGCTCAGAAAATCAACTATTGAGGTGATAACAATGAGTATATTGCTGGCATTTGCGTATGTGGTCATTGGTGCCGTTGTTGCATTCTCTATATACTATTTGCACCTTAAATCTGGTAGCAAATACTATGACGAGAGTTTTAACTGCGTGATGATTGGCATTTTCTGGCCAGTCGCTGCCCCATTCGCCTTTGCTCTATACTTTGCAGAGGAAATGAACAGGAGGAAATAACATGATTCACTACAATCCCCTGCTATGTCTGGACTTCTACAAGACCGCTCACGCAGAGCAGTATCCGCAAACCCTGACCAAAATGGTTTCCTACTACACACCCCGCATGACTCGCCTGGACGACACCGACAAGGTCGCCATGTTTGGCCTGCAGGCGTTCATCAACGAGTACCTTATCCACGCCTTCGACAAGTTCTTCTTTACCGTACCGTTCCATCATGTGATTGCCGAGTACAAGCGAGTGCTGAACTCCACCATTAACACGGACGGCGTCGGAGAGAAACGCCTGAAAGCTCTTCACGACCTGGGATATCTGCCCTTGGAGATTCGTGCCGTGCCGGAGGGTGCCCGCACCAACATCAAGGTGCCACAGATTGAGATTTCCAACACCCACCCGGATTTCGTGTGGCTGGTGAACTCTATCGAAACCATGCTGTCCTGCACCATGTGGCATACTCAGGTCTCCGCCGAGGTCGGCTATCGCTACCGCCAAATTGTCAATGAGTTCGCAGAGCGCACTTGCGATGACGGCGTGGTTCGTGCAAAGCTCCTGGGCGACTTCTCCATGCGTGGCCAGGAGAGCGTCGAGAGCGCCACCAAAAGCTCTGCGGCGTTCTGTCTCAGCTTCTTGAACACCGCTACTGTCCCCGCCATCCTTTGGCTGGAGAGCAACTACCACTGCGATTGCGCCAAGGAGCCGGTTGCTTTCGGCGCTCTGTCCACCGAACACAGCGTGATGTGCTCCAACTTCGCTATGGACGGCGATGAGATTACCCATATCCGCCGCCTGCTGACAGAGGTCTATCCTCACCAGAGCTTCTCTATGGTCAGCGACAGCTACGACTACTGGAATCTGGTGGACAATATCCTGCCCCAGCTCAAGGATGAGATTCTGGCGCACGATGGGTGCCTGCTTATCCGTGGGGACAGCGGCGACCCCGTCGAGGTCGTGACCAAGACGGCGTTTAAGCTGTGGGACATTTTCGGTGGAACCGTGAACAGCAAGGGCTTTAAGGTTTTGAATCCCCATGTCAAGGCTCTGTACGGTGACAGCATCACCCCGCAGCGCTGCCAGCAGATTTATGGAATCCTGGAGCGTACCGGGTTCGCCATCAACAATGTGGCGTTGGGCGTTGGCTCCTTCTCCATGCAGTGCCTGGAAACTATGGATGCCGACCACAAATCCTATGCGCCTTATACCCGTGACACCTTCGGCATCGCCGTTAAGGCCACCTATGCCGAGGATGCCGACAGCAAGCCCATCATGATTTTCAAGAACCCCAAGACCGACACCGGCCACTTCAAGAAGTCCCAGCGGGGCTGCTGCTGTGTGGTCAAGAACGGCGACAACTACACCTACGAGGACGGTCTGACTTGGGCCGAGGCTCAGGAGGACAATGAGCTTCGGGTGGTATTCAAGAACGGCGAGTTCATCAAGACCTACACTCTGGACGAGGTTCGGCAGAACCTCCACGGAGGGCAGTTTTAATGTCCATCAAAGTGATTGACGGTGACCTCTTTGACACCACCGCTCCTATCATCTGTCATCAGGTCAACTGTCAGGGCAGGATGGGGAGCGGTGTCGCAAAGCAGGTCCGTGCAAAATACCCGGCGGCGTACAGGCAGTATATGTATTTGTGCGGAGACAAGTCCTCCTCGGAGCTTCTTGGGCACGCCCAGTTCGTATACGGCACGGACAAGATTGTCGTCAATATGTTTGCCCAGGACAGATATGGGTATGACAGCCACCGTTACACAGACTACTCGGCATTTGCCCGGTGTCTGTATGAGATTGCGAAGAATGTGGCTGCTGGCGAAACGATTGCGATGCCGTACAACATCGGCTGTGGTCTTGCTGGCGGCGACTGGAACACCGTATACGGCCTCATCGAGAAGATTCTTGGTGAGCAGTATACGGTGGAACTTTGGAGGAAAGAGGGATAGAAATGCTGACCGACCCTAAAAAGACAAAGGACGAAATCGTCCAGTGGATTCGTGACTACTTCACAGAGAATGGCCCCGAATGCAGCGCCGTTGTCGGAATCTCCGGCGGCAAGGACAGCACCATCGTGGCCGCCTTGTGCGTCGAAGCGCTGGGTAAGGACAGGGTTTTCGGTGTGATGATGCCGAACGGCATCCAGGCCGACATCAAGGATTCCATCCAGGTCGTTAAAGCGCTGGGCATTTCAAGCGTAACTGTCAACATCAGCGGCGCATACAGCAAGCTGATGGCGGCTGTGGGCTCCGGGCTTGAGGATGGCGTCAGCGAGCAGACCAAGGTCAACCTCCCTCCCAGGCTCCGTATGGCGACGCTCTATGCCGTTGCTCAGTCTCTGCCCAGCGGCGGACGGGTGGCCAACACCTGCAATATGTCCGAGGATTATGTGGGCTACTCCACCAAGTTCGGCGACAGCGCCGGTGACTTCAGCCCCCTGGCAAATCTCATGGTTCATGAGGTGCGTCAGATTGGATACGAGCTGCCGGTTCCAAGAGAGCTGGTGGACAAGACCCCAGCAGATGGCCTGTGCGGCAAAACCGATGAGGACAACCTGGGCTTCACCTACGCTCAGCTTGACGACTACATCGTCAACGGAACCTGCGGGATTCTGCCCATCGACCACGCCATCTGGATGATGCACCAGCGCAACCTTCACAAGCTGCGCCCGATGCCTGCGTTCGGTGAGCACGAGCAGGGGTGATTGGATGAAAGCAGCAGTCGAACAGCTTCTTCGGCTCCAGCATGAATCCGGCTCCATCAAAAAGCAGGAAATCCTGCGGGAGAACAAAGACAACGAAGACTTCCGCAGGCTCCTGTACTATGCCCTCAATCCCATGCTGACCTACAAGATTTCTGAACAGACGCTTCGCACACCTGGGGTGTATGACCCCAGAGTTACGCTGACGCTGTGCGATATCTATGAGGTGTGCGAGACTCTGTCCAGGATGAAGGCGTTGGACGGTGCGACCATCTATCAGGTGAGAGGGTTTTTGCAGTATTTTGCGAAAGACCCGGAGCTGATGGAGTTTTACCGAAAGCTCCTCTCCAAGACGCTTCGGCTGGGGGTGACGGCCAAGACGGTGAACAAGGTGATTCCTGGCCTGATTCCCGAATGGGAGGTTCAGCAGGCGTACCCCATCGAGAGCCATCCCATAAAAGAGGGAGCGTGGTTCTCCCTGACGCAGAAGCTGAATGGCGTTCGAGCCACCTACTATAAAGGTGAGCTCATCGCAAGAAGCGGGATTCCCTATGAGGGTCTTGACCACATCACGAGCGTTCTTAACTTTGAGGACGACAGCTATGTGTTTGATGGGGAGCTTACGCTGCTGGACAAAGGAGACCTTTCCGACAACGAGGCATTCCGGGCCGCCACCGGCATCATCAACTCGGATTCCCCGCATAAAACACAGATTTGCTACACAATTTTCGATGTGGTTCCGACAGAGGAGTTTGAGAAAGGCGAGAGCAGCAGCTCTTACCGTGAGCGCCGCAAGGTCTTAGACCTGATGGCGACCATCCTCCCTCCGTCAGACCACGTCTCCATTTTGCCTGTGCTCTACAGTGGAGCCGACCAGTCCCGAATTTGGGAGCTTCTGGAGCAGATGATTCAGGAGGATAAGGAGGGTTTAGTGGCGAACCTTGACACACCGTACAAGCGGAAGCGGCACAACGGTGTCCTCAAGGTCAAAGAATTCTACACGATGGATTTACCCATCATCGGTTATACCAAGGGCACCGGCAGACTTGCCGGAACGCTCGGCGCATTGATACTCGATTTCAAGGGGCACGAAGTCAAGGTGGGCTCCGGGTTTTCTAACGAGCAGCGTGCCAAGTTCTGGCGTAACAGAGACAACCTCATCGGCGTCCTGTGCGAGGTGAAGTACAAGGAAGTGTCATACGACAAATCCACAGGTGCAGAGAGCCTCCAGTTCCCGGTGTTTGTTGGAATAAGAAATGATAAGGAGGGTGTGAGCTATGGCTAAGTATAAGGTTCAGTGTGTCCGTTACGGCTTTGCCGATGTCGAGGCGGAAAGCGAAGAGGCTGCAATCGACATGGCGGAATCGCTGCCGAGCAGCGCTTATAGCTGGTCTGATGCGGACGAACACGAGGTCATCGACAGGCTCGACAGCTAAGCGAAGGGAGGTGGTCTTGTATGGCAAAGAAGTGTAGTCCGCCTAAGTTCTCCACTGTTATCAGTGACTTTGTCCAGATGATGGAGGAGGCGTCCAAGGATTATGCTTGGAACTACGACGAGGTAAACCGCATGGACAGGCTCACACAGGACTACCTCCACAAGCTGGAGCTTGATAATCTCGACTACAAGGAGCGGGCCAAGGTGGCGACGCAGATTGCGAAATGCCGACAGGCCCGCCGGGCGTGTAAGGACACCGTTGAGGTGTTGAAGCCGCTCGTGGAATTTCTCGAAAGCGATAGGGGCAAAAATCTATACAACCTGGTACGCGAAGCGCTGGGTAAGACCAGAAAGGTCGAGGAGCGTATGGAAACTCGCGTATACATACCAAGAGTTCTGAGGGAGGAGTCTACATGAACATTGTTTTCTGGCTTCTCGTCATCATTGTGATGGTTCTGGTCTGGTTCTGCCTGAGTTTTGCCTTCAAGGGCATCGGCGGCATCGGGTTGAAGCTGTTCAATGATGCAAAGAAAGAAATCGAGGGCGATGAGCCCAAAAAATATACGGAATGTGAGGATGATTCATCGAATGAAAGGTAAAATTGGCGCGGTTATTCTGGCGCTGGTCATGGTCTTCGGCCTGATTGGCGCGGTTATCTGTCTGGAGCGTGTCCCTGCCGGTTACGTCGGCGTGGTCTACAATATGAACGGCGGCGTTGACGGCGAGGTGCTGACCCAGGGCTGGCATCTGGTCTCTCCGACCAAGAAGGTTACTACATATTCCATCGGCATTGAGCAGTCCTACCTGACCGCCGAGGACAAGGGCGACTCCAAGGATGATGAGAGCTTCAGCATCCCCACGTCTGATGGTAAGACCGTGCGGGTGAACCTTGAGTTCTCCTACCGTTTCGACGAGGCCCGTGTGGCGGATACATTCGTCACTTTCAAGGGTAAGTCCGGTGAGACCATTAAGGATACATTCATCAAGCCCAAGGTCATCGCTTGGACGCAGGAGGTTTCCGCCAATTATCCTGTCACCGACATCTTCGGCGATAAGCGTACCGCTATCAACGCCGAGTTGGATACCTATCTGCGGGAGAAGTTCGACCAGTATGGCATCATCATCGACACGGTGAACTTTACCGACATCTCCGTTGATGCCGAGACCGCTGCGGCCATTCAGAAGAAGGTCACCGCCCAGCAGGAGCTGGAGCTGGCCAACATCGAGGCTCAGACCGCCAAGGTTCAGGCTGAGAAAGACCGTGAGGTCGCTCTTATCCAGGCTCAGAAGGATAAAGAGGCCGCCGAGATTCAGGCGGAGACCGATATCATCGAGGCTGAGGCTGCTGCTGAGGTGGTTCGCATCGCTGCTGAGGCTGAGGCCGCCGCCAATCAGAAGATTGCGGCGTCCCTGACTCCTGCTCTGATTGAGAAAATCAAGTACGAGCAGTGGAATGGCGTGACCCCCAAGGTCACCTCCTCCGGCGGCAGCATCATCAGCATGGACGGCCTCAACTAACCTATAAGTCGGCGGTCATAAACTTGTTGCCCCGAGTCGCTTGACCGCCAGCAATACACTGTGCAACACGTCGCCGCAGTTGTTTCCGCTGTGGCGGCGTTGTTGCAGGTGCGAGGAGTGGTGTGATGCGTCAGATAACCGACATGGAGACATGGCTGCTTGATAACGAGGGGCGGATTTTCCGTTTCACGGTATATCAGCGTATGTTTACGCCTAAAGAGCAAGCCGCAAAGTATTCCGACGAGACCTATTTTGAGGACGGCGGAACATACCAATTCGGCATCGTCGAAGAGGCCGTAGAGCTCGGTCATGGCGAATGGCTTCTTGGCATTCGGGAGATATGCAACGACGCAGTGTGCGAGATTGTCAGCTATTACCGGATGTCGGAGATACGGCTTCACTGTTTCGATAAAGACCAAGGGATGCTGGACGGAGAAGATGAGGAGGAGCGCGAAGATGAGTTATGATATCGCCCTGAATGACCCTGTGACCGGCGACATAATCGAACTTAGTGAGCCCCACTTCATGCAGGGTGGTACATATGCGGTCGGCGGCACAACGGAATTCTGGCTGAACATCACATATAACTATGGAAAGTTTTACCGCCAGGACAATGTGTTTGGGAAGAACGGCATTCGCACCATCTATGGCATGAGCGGGGCAGAAAGCATCCCGGTTTTAGAGAAAGCAATCTCTGCACTCGGAGACGAAACCGATGATGATTATTGGACAGCGACTGAAGGTAATGCCAAGAGACCGCTGCTCCAGTTGCTCGCTATGGCCAAAATGCGTCCAGATGGTATCTGGAACGGAGATTAGAGGTGCGTATGAAAAAGGGACTCATGCAGCGAGATGCAATGCAGGCCCCGTCTGTCAGCCTTACCCGGCTGAGAAATGACGAGGAAGACCCGTATCAGAATCTCGCAAACGCCATTGTCTGCGTTGCCGCAGATGACTACCGTACCGCTCTGGAAAAGGGCGACGAGACATTGCTGCTCAGCTTACAGCGGTTCTTCCGTTCTGCATGGTGCAGTGTGCTGACTGGAATTGACACAGAACTTCTGATGGATGCCCTGAATAAAGAATATCAGGGGCGTTTGACCGCTGTAAGCGTGTAACTCACCATTCACTATCACACAAGGAGGACGACCATGAACTTAAAGGAATCGTTTCGCTACCAGAATTTTCTCAGCGCCCTGCTTTCCAGGGCGGCAGACAGCCTCACGGATGTGCAGCACTGTCTGACGACTGTCAAGACCCACCTCCGCAGCAAAGCCAACAGCGACGCCGAGGATATGACAGAGCAGGTGGACATCGGAGAGTTCTACAAGAACGACGATGTGCTGCGCTTCATGCTCTATCTCATCGAGGAGCGCGAGAAGCTCACCACCGCCGTCGGAAACGCCAAGGCGTCCATCGGGTTCGACTTGGACGCAGCCGTTGAGACCAACAAGTTCCGTCAGACCGTGTCTCGGAACGTCAATATGATGCTCCGGCACAAAGGCGCCAAAAAGACGGAGCGCGGCATGGACTACAAGTTCAACGCCGAGGGCACCCAGGCACCGTACTACTACAACATTGAGGTTGTCACGTCGGAGAACTTCGACCGGGCGCAGGCCAAGGCCACCGCCCAGGAAGTCATTGCCAAGGCCGACGAGGTTTCCGCCACCATTGACGCCGCCCTGATTAACACTCGGGTGGAGTACGAGGCACCTTTCAACGTCAACGATTCCTTTGACGATGCGATGGCCGCATTCCTTGCGAGATAATCCCTGGTGAAATCTGGACGAAAGGAGAACTACATATGGCCTTTAGCAGAAAAACCACCGTCGCTGATGCGGATGTGCTGGCTCAGAAGAAGAACCGGCTCAACGCCTACGTCGCCCAGTTCGACAAGGCGGTCTCCCTCATCACCGACACCATCGACAACCTGGGTGTCATCAATGGCAACATCAACAGCACCATCCAGGAAATCGACGAGTACCAGCAGGAGCTGGCTGCGACCAGAACCGGCTTGGCCGAGGCCAAGGAGCGGAACGACAAGGTCATTGCCAACTTTCAGGCGCTCCTGAACATCTAACCCAGCGCAGAGAACCGATAGCTTCGGTTCTCTGCTTCAAACAGAAACGAGTGGAGAAGCTATTGTGTTCGGTCGTATGGCAGAACGTATCTGCTAACTGACAGCGATGTCGGTTCATCTTTTCAATAAAGTTTCATAGTGACGGTTCGTTCGTTATGAGAGTTTATCATAAAAGAAGAAATGTAAACTTCATAGGTTTACTTCAAACTGGTTCACATCACAAAGCACCTCACAAGGCCAAAGTTCGTCATCACATTACTGCGTAAGTCATGATAGCGCTATTCAATTCATCATTTTGGCGGGACGCTACTGTCGTAACATATCGTGAGACGCCACAACCCCGCCACCACCGCTGTGCTGATTACACAGTAATTCTATTGGACTTGAAATCCAATTTGTATGACTTCATAGGTCAAAAATTTACTTCCTCTTGCCAAACCCAAGAGTTTCAAAGCGAGTTTCTGTTTGAAGCAGAGAGCCGAATGCAGAAAAGGAGGTATTTCCGTGAATGTAAGTATCAGCAAAGGGAACGAGAAGCTCGGAAGTATCCAAAGCGTGTCGCTCCCATCCGGCACCACTTGCCGACCGTGCGACTGCATCAAGAAATGCTACGCCCGAAGAATTGAACGCCGCCGTCCCAGTGTTGAGGTGGCGTACAAAACAAACCTGCGGGTCTTAACTGAAAATCCAGATGTCTATTGGCGGGAGGTCGAGGCAGCCATCATGCTGTCACGATTCTTCCGCTTTCATGTTTCTGGCGACATTCCGAACACCACCTATCTTTGCCGTATGGTCGAGGTGGCAAAGCGGAATCGGCACTGTGAGATTCTGTGCTTCACCAAGCGATATGAGTTTGTGAATTCACTGTTCGTCTGCGGCATGGATATCCCGAAGAACTTACATATCATTTTCAGCGCATGGCCTGGGGTGGAGATGCTCAACCCGCATAATCTGCCGGAGGCTCATGTGAGATTCCGGGATGGAACGACAACAGCCAAACCAGACGCCAAGCTCTGCAACGGAAACTGCACCGAGTGTGCAATCACCGATGATGGGTGCTGGACTCTTAGCCTTGGAGAGCAGGTCGTATTCGATGAGCACTGATAGGGGGATGAGTATGACTATCACTGAGTTCCGTGAGTTTTTGATAAACGGCGGCTCTGTTGAGTGCTGTCCGCCGGAACAGCGCAATGAATTGGCGAAATTCATTCAAGATGAGATGGGGTTTCCAATAGGCCCAGGAACTTACGAATATATGGTTCGCCATCCAGACGGAAGAGACTATATGGTCGTTGAGCTTCATGATATGGGTGACATGGTGGTTTGTTCGTTCTGTGTGCATTCGCTTGGGAGAACGGTGCCCTTCGAGCAGGTTTCACGCCTTATGTCACTTGCGAATGCGCCTCTTGACAACCGAACAGACGAGGAGTTTTTGGAGGCGTTTACAGCTCTAATGAATTAGGAGGTGGACTTATGACACTTGACCAATTTCGAGATATGGCGTCCGAAGGCTTAGTGGTAGAGTGCCTAACTGTTCAAGAAAGGCGCAACACTCTTGAGCTGTTTGAGGAGGCCGGGTTCAAAATCAGCAACACAAGCAAAGAACATCTTCTGATAGCGGCAGAGGAAGATTATGATACCGAATATATGCACCCAGGGATTAACCCCAGCAGAAGATATGTCACCTGCTATAGATATTTTGAACGTGCTAAAAGCGATATCGGGCAGGCTATCTCCTACGGCGATATCCAAGACCTCGTTGAGAACTCATCCCCGTTGGACGACCGTAGCGACGCAGAGTTCGCAAGCGATTTTGCATCGCTCCTCTGCTGAAAGGAGTTCCTTCTTATGAACAGCAACCATATAATCACAGCCATCGACCCTATTAAAGAGGCTGAGTTTGTTTCCGTCTGGGACGGCGGATTTGCGGTGGCCACAAGCTGCAAGGTCAACATGGTCACCAAAGAAGTATTTGACATTGAGGTGTCCGAGGAATCTGCGGACGGCCTCGATGTCCTGGACGAGCAGTACATTACCATCGACGGCGAAAAATTCCCTGTGTTTGACGAGGAAACCGAAGATGGATACTGGTATAACGGATGAGGTGAAGCCTATGAACATGGAAGAGTTTTTCGAGAGAGTCGCTGAGGGAGAGATGAAGCCGAGCGATGTGCCGATTCTGGCATTGTTTATCCTGTGCGCCCTTGCAGTGGTAATCGGGGAGATTGGCTGCGTTTTTTGGTTCTTTGCCATCCTGATTTTTGCGTTATGCAATGGTGCTGCGGAATTGCTGATGCTTATTCCGTGCTTGATTCTATTCTCCATCCTCAGTGCGGTCATTATGTTTGTCGGGGTCAAATACGACCTCATTGACTGATGGGGAGCATCAGGCTGCTTTCTTCGCATGGTGTCCTGCAGCTTGCAGCAACGGAGTTTTTCTTTGACCTCGAAGACCTCCCGCTAATTGAAAGCCGTAGTTGGTACAGAGACAAGGATGGATACCTTGTGAGCTGCTATTACTTCAATGGCCGCCGCCGTTTCGTCCGGTTCCACAGAATCGTGATGAAGGCTAAGCCTGGACAATTCGTTGACCACATTAACAAAGACCGGGCGGACAATCGCAAGTGCAACTTGCGGTGCTGCAGGCGTGCTGAAAATGACAGGAACCGTGGCACATATGTTACCAATACGTCCGGCGTGACCGGGGTTTATTTCGACAAGCAGCGTAATAAATGGGTGGCGAGCATCTCATATAACAAGAAACGGACACTTATTGGACGATTCGCATCAAAGGAAGAGGCGGTTCGGGCTCGGCTTGAGAAAGAGGCCGAGCTATTCAAAGAGTTTGCTCCCCAGCGAGCATTGATGGAGGGATTAGTATGAGTAACGTAATCACCGAGTTTAGGGGTAACAACTTTTTCCTAAGCAATTTCTTTGTTGCACCCGTCTTTTATCAGGGCGTTCGTTTCGAGAACAACGAGGCAGCTTTCCAGGCTGCAAAGTGCCCCGAACGGATGCGGGAGTTCTGCGGTCTGAGTCCTCAGAAAGCCAAGCGTCTTGGTCGCAGCGTGGAGCTTCGCCCTGATTGGGAGGAAGTGAAGTATGATGTGATGTACCAGGTATGCAAGGCCAAGTTTCTGCAGAATCCCGACCTTGCCAGGAAGCTCGTCGAAACAGGCGACGCCGAACTGGTCGAGGGGAACACCTGGGGCGACAAAGTTTGGGGTGTTTGCGACGGTGTTGGAGAGAACAACCTGGGCAAAACTCTGATGCGCATCCGTGATGAACTTCAGAAATAGGCGGTGATAGCATGAAACTTGTGAACGCAAAACTGTACGAGGGGCAAATCAAGCGCAAAATGTGGGAGATTTGGTACGACGAGAAGTACCAATATTACTTCGGCGGGAATTGGCGCAGCGACCTTTCTCTTGCGGATAACAACAGCGATTATCCGAAGCGGGCGTTTGCGGTTCTCAACAACAGGGACGAACTGATTGGATACATCAGCTATTCTGTAGACAATGAGTTACGGATTGCCCAGTGGTTCGGAGCCATCAACTTCTCTGATGATAAACTGACATTCGGCAGGGCTCTGCGCCAAGTCATTAAGGACTGCTTCCTCAAATTTGGCATGGAGGTGGTTGAGTGGTGTGTCATCTGCGGGAATCCAATCGAGAGAAGCTATGACCGAATGTGCGAAAAGCTGGGTGGCCGCATCATCGGAGTCCGCCACCGGCGTGCATTGGATATGGCAGGGAATGTTCACGACGACAAGTCCTACGAGATACTCCGAGAGGACTTTCTGAGAGCGGTAGGGGAACATGAATAGTCGAGAGATTGAGCAGGCAGTCGTTGATAACCAGAATCTGGTGCGTTTTGCCATCAACAGATACTTTCCCAGCCTCCGCGATGATGAGGACATATTCCAGGTCGGCTGGATTGGTCTATGGAGAGCCTGTATAGGCTATGACAGCTCAAGAAGCAAGTTCTCTACATACGCTGTCAGATGTATCATCAACGAAATACGAGTGGAGCTCCGTAATAGAGCAAAGCTGTGGGGATTCGGCGATATTGCGTCACTGGATGAACCCGTGTACTTCGATAAGGACGGCAACGCCATTGCGCTTGCAAACCTCATTCCAGACCCGAACAATGAATATTGCAAAATCGACTATGATATCTCCTTTTTGAGTGGCAAACTCTCTGAGCGAGACATGGAGGTCTTCAGATTGAGTATCTACGGATTCACAGCCGCAGAGATTGCACGAGCCTTTGGATACACAAGGGCATGGGCGTCCCGGATTATAAAGGATGCGCAAGCGTTGGCCCGGAAAAAGATGAAAGGCTGATTTTATGAGTAACAAACCTGAAATTGTCTGGCTGTCCCAGTCAAACCCAGCGAACCATGACAGATACAATTATGCGCTATGTCAATGTTGCGTAATTCCTGAAGCAATTAGGTTTCCGAAAGCGGGTTTTCCAATGTTCCATCAATTCCGATGCCCTCGCTGCGGGAAGCCTGTTGGATACGTGGAATTGGCTTCAAAAATGAAAGGTTAATTTGAAAAGAAATGGGGTAATTTGAGTGGAGTATGGAGTCATTGCGCTTTTAATCCTTGCAGCCTATACCGCCATGGGGGTATTTGTTAATGCCGTCGTAGTGAGTTTTCACAAGTACGATTACAATATCCGCAAGTTAATCGTACTTTTCTGGCCCATCCTTGTGGGTGTTCTTGTTATAGGAATTATACCAGTAGCACTTGGAAGACGGGTAGGCAACTTCATAAAAGAACAAATAAAAGATTAGTTTTATTTGCAGGATAAGTTGGTGCTATTATTTTGCAGAACTTCTTTGTAAAAAGTTCTTATGGCTGTTACAAGAGATTGATTTGTGTCCCGTTCATCTCTTAAAGGGAAATACTGTTTATTCATATACACAGTAATCATGCACAATATGAGAGCGGCTACAATTCGCACTGCTAAATATGCGGAAATCAAGTTAAATTGATAATCTACATCGTGAAGTATAGGGAGTAAAATAGACAAAAAAGAGAGAACAGACAAAATGGTTGCGCCACATTTGTAAATGTACCAGCCAATCGTTCTATTGATTGTCCCATTAACTACAGATAAGAGGAATATGTCATGATGTAGTTGCTCCCAATGTATATCATCACGAGGTTCTTCAAAAAAGATTTTAATATAAGCCGATGCTTTAGTGATTGCCCACTGGTCGCCGTTAATCATTGATTGAAACACTATTAAGCTAAAGAAGGGGACAAGGGAAAACCAACTGCTCCATATACTTCCAATGGCAAGAAGAGCAAAGTATGTCACATACATATAAATTGTTTCATTGGCTATTTGACTTTCTTTTTGTAAGATATGTGCTCTCAAAGCCTCATAAACAGCAATATTTTCGTTCATCAGCAAACACTCTCCTTTGGGAAAAATCAACAAATACATTATATAGGATACTAACATCAAATTCAATCTCTTACTTAAAAAAGAATAAAATAAAGTTTTGGTGAAAAACCAAAATGCCTTTCTAAGGAGAAGTGATATGGCGGAAACGTTGTACTTATCCAGCGGAGAAGTAGAGGTCATCTTCAACGAAAACAATAAAGAGCAAATTCTTGGTGGTATAATCAGGGAAAAACTCGGGCGTGATTGTGAAGAACTTTTTTATCATATTATCAAAAATGACACAGAACAGGATTGTGGTGATGACTACGAAAGAATTGCAGATGGGTATAGAGCAATGTTAATGAGTGTGGTAGAAGAATTAGACGAGGCATTACTTCTTTTTAATTTCCAGAGATTAAAAAGAAGGGATTTACAGAAAATGCTGCAAAGATGTCGAAACAATATATACAACAATTTGTAGAGCAATAAAATAGAATTTTGGTGGTGATGAGATGACTTTGGATAGCGTCATCGTTTCTGCCCCTGATAACTTTGTGATTCGAGATGCTCTTGCCAGATGCTTTGAGGTGGTGCAAGAGCACAGACACATCGTGTGCTCTTGCAGCGGGGGGGGGCGACAGTGATGTGATGGTTGACCTGCTCTTGCGATGTGGTGCAGGTGAGAAAACGGATTTTGTGTTTTTCAACACCGGACTTGAATATGTCGCCACCTTCGAGCATTTGGAAGAGATAGAGCGGAAATACGGGGTGTCAATCCACCGCATAGATGCTATTAAGCCAATTCCGATATGTGTGAAGGAGTATGGTGTTCCGTTTTGGAGTAAGTTCGCATCAGATATGATTCATCGCTTACAGCTGCACAATTTCCAGTGGGAGGACGAATCGTTCGATGTCCTTATTCAACGGTATCCAAGATGCAAAACCGCATTGGAATGGTGGTGTAACGTAATCACAGGAAGCACCACACAATATGCAATCAAACGAATACCATATCTGAAAGAGTTCATGATAATCAACCCGCCGTCATTCCGAATCTCTGATAAATGCTGTACATACGCAAAGAAGAAAGTGTCTGAGCGGTTCATTAAGAACGGTGACTATGACCTGTCTTGCATTGGTGTCAGGCAGTCGGAAGGCGGGATACGCTCCGCAACATACAAAACGTGTTTTTCAGATGGCGATGATATCGACCACTTCCGCCCAGTGTTTTGGCTAAGGGACAATGATAAAGAGGAATATTGTGAGCACTATGGTGTCACACATAGCAGATGCTACACCCAGTATGGCTTAGCCCGTACTGGGTGTTTTGGTTGTCCATTCGGAAAGCGGTTTGAAGACGAGTTAAAGTCGATAGAGCAGCACGAACCTAAATTGCTCCGGGCCGCAAATAGTATCTTCGGAGAGAGTTATGACTACACTCGCAGATACCTTGCATTCCGAGAAAAAATGAAGCGAAAGCAGAAGAAACAATAAAACAGAACTTTGGTGGTGAATAACGATGAGATACAATGGCGTTAGGTTAGAAAAAGGTATGTACCAGGAGCATGGGCGCACATTCAGTCATGTGCTGGAAAGTATTGACCCAAGCAACCAATACGTTGGCACGCCCCTGGAGGGACTGGACGCTTTTCAGCGCCAGCTCAAGCGCTTCGACATCAAGGTGAAGGGCGCTCAGTCCGATACGGTTGAAAAATTCTTTGCCACAACAGAATCAGCGGTACTTTTCCCTGAATATGTTGCAAGAGTGGTGCAGCGTGGTATGGAAGAGTCGGATATAGTTCCAATGATTACCGCCTCTGTAACGAGAGTTGATGATGAGGAACAGGTCGGGAACACTCGGGCGAATCTACGCAAGAGGGGACGGCTGTTAGTTTCCGGTTATGATGCAGTCCGCGCACAAAAGTTGGATTTGTTCTCTGTTACATTACGCCAGATTGGCTCTTACATCGCACACACTCGTTTGGAGGACGCCGTAGACGTTCTTGTTAATGGAGATTGCAATAGCAAGGCCGCCGAGGTAGCATCTCTAAACGGGCGTATCTTCGGATACAATACGCTGCTGGATTTTTGGGCCCAGTTCGACCCATACGAAATGAACATCGCCCTTGCATCCAACGATGTAGCCCTCGATTTGTTGAAGATGCCTGAGTTTCAAAACCCGTCTGCTGGATTCAGCTTTCAGCAACCGCATTGTGTCACCATGCCATTTGGGCCTATGCTGATTCGTTCTAACGCTGTGCCACAAAACACAGTGATTGGAATCGACAAGCGCTTTGCTCTTGAGATGGGACAAGTTGGAGATGTAACAACGGAATACGATAAGCTCATCAATCGTCAATTTGAGAGAACTGCCATCACTATTATCAGTGGATTCTCAAAAATCTATGATGAAGCAAGTCGAGTTTTAAGCACCTCATTGCAAAAGAAACGGTAACTCAGGTTGTAATGCGGAATGTGGGATTGAAAGCGTCCATCATCTAAGGAGTGGGACGAAGCAGCATGGCTGTGGATAATGGGAAGGCACCCCGTAACTGGTAAGGCTGCCCTCCCTTTGGCGTAAAAACACACCACATCATTTATAAATCAGACTGGAGGTACATATGAAAAAGAAGTTTACTGCTGTGGCACTTTTTATCGTTCTGCTTATGGGACTGGCGGCTTGTGCGTCCAAAGGCACAAAGGGGTACGAGTCAAACACGGGGCTGGTAGCTATCCCTGGTTTCAACGACTTGTACTACGATAGCCAGACCAAGGTTGTGTATTTCGTGTTCAATGAGTGCTCTGGGTATCAGGGGTATGGGTATATGTCTGCCTACTACGCCCCGAATGGGCTCCCATATCTCTATGACCCATTCAATCAGGAATTGGTTGAAATTAGTTATGCACCGACCGAGCAGACCGAGAATCTCCAACCAAACTTTCTTTCAAGGGGAACGAATAGCGGATTATGAAACTACGCATTGGTGGTGAAAAATATGGAAAAGATTCCGTGCCCTGAGAACATGAATCTGGTTGACACTATCATCCTGAATGGTGTCGTCGGGTATTGTGACACACACGATGATAACGACGAGACAATCGGGGTCAAGGTCGTTCAGAAGGTTAAGCGTCTTAATGGCGAGGTCAAAGAAACTGTCGTAGACAGCTTTCCTCTCACAAGAGAGATGTCAGAGAGATGCGGCTGGCGTGGGCGTTACGCCAGCATCCAGATGCTGACTGGAGACACGCCGATTGACATCGACCATATCGACGAGACAAAGATAGTGTCGATGATGGGCGAAGTCGAGTCGCAGTATTATCATAGGTACTCAGACTTGACCGGGTATCTGTGGACAGACGAGGCATTCAAATGTGGCGGTCATGATATCCCGAAAATCCTGCATTCTCATATGGGGGAGTACATCCATATGGAGATTGAGCTCTACGAAGAAAAGCGGTGAGTCATGTTCCATGTAATTATTGCAGGTGGTCGAGACTTTAGGGACTACGACCTGCTTGTCAAAACAATGAACCATCTTCTGTCCAACATCAAAGACGACATCACAGTGGTCTGCGGCAAGGCTCGGGGTGCCGACACGCTCGGAGAGCAGTATGCGAAAGAGCACGGATACCCTGTGCAGTATTTCCCAGCCGATTGGGATAGGTACGGCAAGGCCGCTGGCTATCTTCGTAATACGGAGATGGCCAAGAACGCAGATGCTCTGGTCGCCTTTTGGGACGGGATGAGCCTGGGTACACGGCACATGATTGAAATTGCGAGGTCACGAGGGCTAAAGGTTCGAGTGAAACGCTACGATAAAGAAAGTGGGGTGAGATGGTAATGGACTCCAAATTCACTGTTTACGATTCTCGGGGCGAGTTAGACCTGCGGCAAATCGCAAACTCCGGGCAGTGCTTTCGGTTGAAGGAGTATGCCACCGACAAGTTCATCGCAGTCACAGGCTCTCACGCTGTTGATATTCATCGCCGTGGTGATGTTTACATCTTTTGGTGCGATGCTAAAGAATTTCAGGCGGTCTGGGCTCCATACTTTGATTTGGATACGGACTACAAAGGATTCAAATCCAAGATGCAGGACGACCCATTCCTCAAAGATGCGCTCAAGACCGGTGGAGGCATCCGCATCCTCCGGCAAGACCTGTGGGAGATGGCGGTCACGTTCACCATTTCTCAGCGCAACAACATTCCTCGCATCGCCCAGTCGGTCGAGGCTCTGTGCGAGAACTTTGGAACACCGCTGCGAGAAATCGGCGGTCGGCAAGTCTACGCCTTCCCTACTGCAGACCAGCTTCTCTGGCCGGACTTGTCAGTTGCTTCGCTTGGGTATCGAGAACCGTATATCAAAGGGCTGTGCAGCCAGGGCGACACGGTGTGGCAGAGCCTTCCGAATTTGGACGATGCCCAAGCCAAGAAGAAGCTACTTGATATGAAGGGTATCGGCGAGAAGGTGGCTAACTGTATTATGCTTTTTGGTCTTCACCGGATGGACAGTTACCCACGAGATGTGTGGGTCAACCGCCTGATTGATGATGTGTATCATGGTGATTTCGACCCCGGAAAGTACGCCGGATTTGCTGGGTATGTTCAGCAGTTACAGTTCTACTACTACCGGAATAAGACATTCAGCTTTTAGCGTACAGTTTCTCTGGCTCCAGTCATGGATACATATCTCCAACAAGAGATGTGAACCGAATGACAGGAGGAACACCCATGAGTTATTCAGAAAAAGACCTTGAAACTTTTCAGAGGAACGTGCTGAAGCCAGAGGACACATTCCATTTCGAGTGTGAGATGTGCGGGCGCTGCTGCCGTAACCGGCAAGAGCCAATCCTGATAACAGGAGCAGACCTCTATCGAATCGCCCGTGCGCTCGACATAACGATGATGAAAGCCGTAGAAGATAACACGGCTGGGTACATCGGAGAGACCTCCCATATGCCGGTGCTTGTGCTGAAGGAACGGCTGGACGGAAGCTGCCGTCTTTTAAGGAAAGGACGCTGCATGGTTCACCAAGACAAGCCAGCGGTATGTGCCCTATATCCACTTGGACGTTTCTACGATTTTCGAGACAACAGTTTCCACTACTTTGTAAACCCCGTGACGTGCCAGCCAAACCGCAAGGATGGGAAAGTGTGGACTCTTCAGGAATGGCTTGACGAATTCAAGATTGAAGAGACCGAGAAAATGACCCAGGCTTGGAATCGACTCATCGGTGGCCTAACTATGGTTACACACAAAATGAGCCAAGACAAAATCAACGGTCGGCTTCTGGATGTGCTGTTGTCCGCTCTGTATTTTAGCTACGACACCAATAAGCCATATATCGAGCAAGTGGAACAGCACATGGCTATGCTTCCAGACGTATTCAAAAATGAATTTGGGAAGGTTCTGAAGTTTGACCAAGCCTGACCTTAAAGCCGCTCCGAAGAGCGGCTTTTCTTATTTCTCCTCAGCTCAAACCAGCCAGCCGCTTTGTAAATTTGTTGCAGTACATACCTCGTTCCCCTGCAGCAGCTTTTCGCCCAAGGCAAAAGTAAGAATTTGGAGCTACGTTCCCATCGCCCAGCAGTCCGCTTCGCGGACGAGACTTTTCTCACTCGCATTGCTTGGCAATGCGAGTGAGTGCTGGGCTCGGGAACGACGAAATGCACATCGAGCGGTCCACATACAATCGCCGCCCCGATGCGGAAAGCGACTGGCTGTTTGAAATAAAATCGGAGGTGCCCATATGATTGATGTTGGAGCAAAGAGTGTGTGTTTCGCCTATGACGAATACAGCATTCACGAGCAGGTTGAATGCAGAATGCAGGTTGCCCGTGAGCTCGGGGAAAATCTCCAGTATGACCATTGTAGCTGCGAAAAGGTCGGAGACGAGTTCTGGGCCGGAGGGTACTGCGAAGACGCTTTTACCAAGAAGCCTCCCAAAACAAGCAGAGGCAGGCGCAAGACAGGTCGTGCATACAGGCGGAAGATGCGGCGCAAGACCATTCAGAAGTACCGCAATGGTAACGGCTGGATTTATGGGCCGCACCTTTGTGGGCATTGGGAGGGAAACCAGTTTGTTTTCGGCTCCTACGTTAAGCACCCACAGAACGCTTCCAACAAGGTATTCTTTAAGCGGGTGTCAAACAAAAAGGTGCGCCGGAGCAGCGGCGTGCCCACCAAAGGGAATGGATACCGCAAAGTCTTCGACTACTGGTGGACGATTGATTAGGAGGTGGTTCGATGCCAATCATAGCAAGGGTACCAGAGGTTCCACCTATCACATTCCAGGTCGATACTGGAACATTGCGCCTTGGAACCCAAGAGGTTGTAGGGATTGCCAGCCGAGACATGATTGAAGCCACTACCTACGAGATTTCTTCTCCCCCCGAGGAAAGAATTACGGAGCTTGAGAACGAGCTTCAGAGGTTTCGCAGCATCTTCACGGCTGACTTTGCAAGAGAACTTGTAAGTCGTTGTGAGCAGTTCGTGTGTAATCAGGAACTTACTGGTATGACTGACGAGGAGTTTGAGGCTGAGATGAAGAATTTGCTTTTCCCTGGGGGTGTGTGATATGGCAGCATACTATTACTTTTGCAACTAAAGATAGGAAAGCATAGGGCTGCGGAAAAAATTGGATACAAGACTAATAGCACCTCAAATAGTAATTGGTGGTTACGTTCGCCATATTACACATATTATAATATTTCCTTCCTATCGGAAGCTAAAAGCCTCCAGGCGCCACCGAAATCAGTCCCTCCAAAAAGGGAAATTCACCAGATGAGCGACGAGGAATTCGACACCGCATTCAACGACCTGCTTTTGGCAATGAGTAGGCATGGGAAAGCCCACCCAGATAGGGTGGGCTTAGGTAATCAGACTTCAAGGCCGAGCTTCTCGGCAATTTCTTCCGGGGACAATCCCGCTTCTTTTGCCTTTGCCATAACAGTCTTCATGTTGATGGGGTGCAGGAGCTTCTGTTTCTGAGCCTCAAGAGCCTCAATCTCCTCTTTTTTCTTGGCGATTTTTCCTTCGATAAGGGCGACTCTTTCCTCTACGCTTTTAGCGGCCATGTGGCTATACCACCTTTCTAAAAGATGGATTTAGTATATACGACATGGCTCGGGTTGTCAATCGTGTTGGAAAAAATAAGCGGGTATAAACCCTTGTCCAACAGCGGTTTCTCCGGTGTTTGATGGGGTGTTCTTATGCTACAATTTATAAAACTACAAGGAGGGTGTCAATGATTTATCTTGACAATGCTGCCACCACGCAGCTTGACCCAAGGGTCTTGGAATCTATGATGCCGTACCTGACGACCCAATACGGAAACGCCGGTACGCTCTACAGATTCGGACGAGCGGCCAACGAAGCGATTCAGGAAGCGAGAGCACGGGTGGCCCGGTTCATCGGCGCAGACCCAGACAGCATCATTTTCACATCCGGCGGCAGCGAGGCCAACAACCTTGTGTTCCACGGCGTAAGAGACTATCTCAAGCGCATTGGGCGTACGCACATCCTGGTGTCTACCGTGGAGCACGACAGTGTTCTCAGGGCCGCAGAGTGCCTTATGAAAGACGGATTTGATGTCGAGTATATTCCCGTACTTGGCAACGGAACCGTGCCTTCTGCGGCTGTTGAGCGGGCTTTACGGGCAGATACCGGGCTGGTGTCCGTCATGTATGTCAACAATGAAACCGGCGTAGAGAATCCGGTGGGCGATATTGGAAGCATCTGCTTGAAGCACGGCGTTCTGTTCCATGCGGACTGCGTACAGGCCGCCGGGTGCCACCCCATCGACACCACCAGTATCGGCTGTGATTTCCTGTCCATCTCGGCCCACAAAATCCATGGCCCCAAGGGCACGGGCGCTCTCTATGCCAAGGATTCCTCCATCCTGTCTCCTCTCATCTGCGGCGGACACGACCAGGAGTTTGGACTGCGGGGCGGAACGGAAAACGTGGCCGGTATCGTTGGGTTTGGGCGGGCGTGTGAGATTGCCAGCGCCCAGCAGAATGAGGACAGAACGACCGTCTCCATGCTCAAGCAACGGTTCGTGACAGAGCTTCAGAGCCATCTCGGTGGCGATACCATACATATCAACGGGACATCCCTTCTGGCTCCAGGGAAAACGGTCAATCTCCGAATTGACGGTGTTGATAACGAGACCCTTATCCTGATGCTGGACAATGCTGATGTCTGCATTGCCGCCGGGTCGGCCTGTCAGAGCCACGAGTCCAAACCGAGCCATGTGCTCACGGCAATGGGACTTACAACTGAAGAAGCAAGGAGTTCTATCCGTGTCTCGTTCTCCAGAATGAACACGGTGGATGAGGTTATGGACGCAGCCCACACTCTGGCATCTTTTGCCGATGTGCTGCGCTCACACAGAACGGAGGAATAGGCTATGACAATCGAGCAAATCAAAGAAATGGTGGCGGGTTCCGAGTACGATTTCCTCAGAACCAACCCACATCTGAAAGA